TATCGTGTGTGTAATGACACGGTGGAATGTCAAAGATCTAACAGGTCAGTTATTAAAACATCAAAAAGAGGCTAAGTCAGATCAATGGGAGTTGATTGAGTTTCCAGCTATTATGCCATCGAATAAACCAGTATGGCCTGAGTATTGGAAACTAGGAGAACTTGAGACTGTCAAGGCATCGTTATCTATTGGTAAATGGAATGCACAATGGATGCAAAATCCAACGTCTGAAGAAGGTGCAATTATTAAACGAGAGTGGTGGAATGTTTGGGATAAAAAAGATATGCCACCTTTAGAACACGTTATTCAATCTTATGACACAGCGTTTATGAAAAAAGAAACAGCCGATTATAGTGCTATCACTACTTGGGGTGTCTTTAGAGATTCAGAGGATAGTCCACAGCAGTTAATATTAGTCGATGCACTAAAAGGAAGGTACGAGTTTCCAGAGCTCCGTCGTGTTGCTAAAGAACAATATGATTATTGGAAACCAGAAACTGTATTGATTGAGGCAAAAGCTAGTGGCTTACCACTAACATATGAACTTAGAGCTATGGGTATACCTGTTGTTAACTACACACCTTCAAAAGGAAACGATAAACATGCACGTGTAAATGCAGTTGCACCTTTGTTTGAAAGTGGTATGGTGTGGGCACCCGAAGAAAAATTTGCAGAAGAAGTTATTGAAGAGTGTGCAGCTTTTCCTTATGGAGATCATGATGACTTAGTTGATAGTATGACTCAAGCCATAATGCGTTTTAGACAAGGAGGGTTAGTTCCACATCCTGAAGACTATGAACAAGAAAAAATTATTAAAACTAAAAGAACATATTACTAATGATTAAAGGCAAAAAATTCGGACCTCCACCTAAAAGTGGACCCAATCCACAAGGCTTGAATATTGGATATAATACTGTTAAGACAGTGAAACTGGAGAAAATAAATGGCAGAAATAGAAAAGGCCTTACCCAACGAGGTAAGAAAAGAAATTAATATTCCAAATGTTGAAGACATACAAGTTGAGTTAGAAGAAGATCAACAAAATCTTAATCAACCAATTGACGTTCAACAAAACGAAGATGGTAGTGTCGATATAAATTTTGATCCATCAATAGGAAGCCAAGAACAAGGCGAAGACCATTTTTCAAATTTAGCTGAATTATTACCTGACGATGTATTAGATCCATTAGGTAGTAAAATGTATGAAGACTATGCAGATTATAAATCTTCAAGAAAAGATTGGGAAAAAACTTACACTCAAGGACTAGAACTTTTAGGTTTTAATTACGACGATAGAACAGAACCTTTTAAAGGTGCAAGTGGTGCAACTCATCCAGTATTAGCAGAAGCCGTAACTCAGTTTCAAGCACTAGCTTACAAAGAACTATTACCTGCCGCTGGCCCTGTTAGAACTCAAATTATAGGCATGCCTACACCTGATAAAGAAGCTCAGTCTATGAGAGTAAAACAATTTATGAATTATCAAATTATGTCAGAGATGCCAGAGTACGAAGCAGAGTTTGATCAAATGTTATTTTATCTACCACTAGCAGGTTCATCATTTAAAAAAATTTACTATGATGAAATTATGCAAAGAGCAGTTTCAAAATTTGTACCCGCAGTTGATATTGTTGTACCTTATACTGCAACATCACTTGATGATTGTGAATCTATTATACACAGAGTTCGTATGTCAGAAAATGAATTACGAAAACAGCAAGTAGGTGGATTCTATCGAGACATAGAAATTAATCCATCTTACATGGATGAAACAAGTTCTCAAAAAGCTGAAAGAGAACTAGATGGTACATCTAAAGGAAGAGATCAAAGAATGTATACTCTTTTAGAATGTCATGTAGATTTAGACCTAGAAGGTTTTGAAGACTCTGGAGCAAACGGCGAACCTACAGGAATTAAAATTCCATACATTGTAACTGTAGAAGAAGGAACAAGAAAAGTTTTATCTATCAGACGTAATTATGAAATAGGAGATCCATTAAAAAGAAAAATAAATTATTTTGTACATTTTAAATTTTTACCAGGTTTAGGTTTTTATGGTTTTGGTTTAACTCATATGATTGGTGGTTTATCAAGAACAGCTACAGCTGCATTAAGACAATTGTTAGATGCAGGAACGCTATCTAATTTACCCGCAGGATTTAAGATGCGTGGAATTAAAATGCGAGATGAAGCACAATCGATACAACCAGGAGAATTTAGAGATGTAGATGCACCAGGTGGAAACTTGAAAGATGCATTTATGACATTACCGTTTAAAGAACCATCTCAAACTTTATTATCACTTATGGGTGTCGTGGTACAAGCAGGGCAAAGATTTGCATCGATTGCCGATCTGCAAGTAGGAGACGGGAATCAACAAGCAGCAGTGGGCACGACAGTCGCTATGTTGGAAAGAGGATCGAGAGTAATGTCTGCGATTCATAAAAGAATGTATGCTGCAATGAAAAAAGAATTTACGATTTTAGCTAGAGTATTTAAATTATACTTACCTCCAGTTTACCCTTACGATGTTATTGGTGGACAAAATGAGATTAAACAATCTGATTTTGACGATCGAGTAGACATTTTACCAGTTGCTGATCCTAATATCTTTAGTCAAACTCAAAGAATATCTTTAGCTCAAACGGAAATGCAACTAGCTGCTTCAAACCCTCAAATACATAATCAATACGAAGTGTATCGAAACATGTATGAAGCACTAGGGGTAAAAGATATTGATTTAATATTAAATAAACCAGAACAACCAATGCCAAAAGACCCTGCATTAGAGCATATTGATGCTTTAGGATCTAAACCTTTTCAAGCATTTCCTGGACAAGACCATCAAGCACATATTACAGCGCATTTAAATTTTATGGAGACTAATATAGTAAAAAATTCACCAGCAGTTGGTGCTGCAATACAAAAAAACATACTTGAACACATAAGTTTAATGGCTCAAGAACAAATTGAAGTAGAATTCCAACAAGAATTACCTCAATTGCAACAAATGATGCAAATGGCACAACAAAATCCACAAATGCAGCAACAAGCAAAGATGTTACAAGAGAAAATAGACGGTAGAAAAGCAATTTTAATATCAGAAATGATGGATGATTTTGCTAAAGAAGAGAAAAAGATTACTTCACAGTTTGATAACGATCCAATTGCTAAATTAAGATCTAGAGAACTAGATTTACAAGCTCAAGAAAACACTAGAAAAGAAAAAGAAGGTGAAGAAAGACTAAATCTTGATAAAATGAGAGCTATGATGAACCAAGAAAACCAAGAAGAAAAATTAGATCAAAATGAAGAGCTTGCAAAACTAAGAGCAGACACTTCTATTGAAAAAACAATTTTAAGTAAAACAATTCCATCAGCAGGAAAGATACCTGATGCTGTTTCAATTGTAAGAAAAGGATAATATTATGGCATTTCCAATATTAGGTGCATTAAAACTTGCAATGAACGCTGGTTCGCACATTTATAAAAAGAAAAAAGAAACTCAAATGATGATGGCTAACGCACAAGCCAAACATGCAGAAAAAATGGCCTCCGGAGAATTAGAATACTCGGGCAAACTTTTAGAAGCAAGACAATCGGACTGGAAAGACGAGTTCGTTTTGGTCGTGCTAACGCTGCCAATTTTGGTGATTGCGTACGGGGTCTTCTCGGACGATCCGGCTGCATCTCAAAAAATAAAAGAGTTCTTTGACCAATTCCAAGACCTCCCAAAATGGTTCACAAATTTATGGATCCTTGTCGTGGCGAGTATTTATGGTATAAAGGGAACACAAATATTTAAAGGAGGAAAAAAATAATGAATAAAAGTAAAAAAATACCAAGTGAGAAAAAAGGTTTTAATAAATTACCTGAAGAAGTTCAAAAAAAAATAAATCCTGAACTTGCTGCTGAATATAATATGGGTGGTATGGTAAAAGATAAAAGATCACCTTTTATGGGTGGTGGTATAGCTTACGCTGGTGGCGGAAGAGCTATGAAAAAAAAAGGTGGTAAAGTATAATGCCAGGAAAAGAAATAAAAGGAAGAAGTAAAAGAGCAAACTATCGTAATGGTGGTGGTCCAGGTCTTTATGCAAACATCGCAGCTAAAAAAGCTAGAATCAAAGCTGGCTCAGGTGAAAAAATGAGAAAAGCTGGATCTAAAGGTGCGCCTACAAAAGCTAACTTTACAAGAGCAGCACAAACGGCAAAATCATAATGGCTAAACTTTGTGCAAAAGGTAAAGCAGCAGCAAAACGTAAATTTGATGTTTATCCTTCTGCATACGCAAACATGTACGCATCAGGAGTTTGCTCTGGAAAAATTACACCCGGTGGTAAAAAAGAAAATAGAAAAAAAGCTGCTAATGGTGGATTAATAGGTGCAGGTTTAGCGAGAAGAAAAAGATTAGGCTGTGCATAATGGCTGAAAAAGGATTAAGAGCATGGGTAAAAGAGAAATGGGTGGACATCGGAGCACCGAAGAAAAACGGAAAGTACCAACCATGCGGGAGGAGCAAGGGAAGCAAGAGGAAATATCCAAAATGCGTCCCACTTGCAAAAGCCACACGAATGACAAAGTCGCAAAAGGCGAGTGCTGTCAAGAGAAAGCGCCAAGCCCAAAACACTGGCCCTAAACCAACAAATGTTAGAACTTTTGCAAGTCAAGGAGGTTATATGGGTTCATATATCTCTGGAGATTTAGGTGGAGTTAAAGTTTCAAATCCAAGTTTAAAAAAATATTATAAAGGAATGATATAATGGCTGAAAACCCTATTAGAAAAACTACTACAGGTAAGGGTGCCAATTATAGATCAACAAAATCTGGAGCTGGAATGACAGCAAAAGGTGTAAAAGCTTACAGGGCAGCAAACCCTGGAAGTAAATTAAAAACAGCCGTGACTGGAAAAGTGAAGCCAGGATCAAAAGCTGCTAATCGTAGGAAATCATACTGCGCTAGATCACTAGGACAATTAAAACGGTCATCAGCAAAAA